AAGTGATAGCGTTTGAGCATACCAACGCCGACACCTGCCCGTTTTGGGTGTGTATCGAGTGCGAGTGGGAGGCGAGCAACCTTAGCTGGTGCTCTATCTGCTTTCGTATGGAGAATAACCCTGAGTGCGAGCACGATAAGCAATACCTAACTAGAGGAGGGGGAAAGTGAGCGACATCTTTGAGCTATCTTTCAGATGGCAAGATGGGGCAGTTCAAGTCTTAATCTATGCCCTAGTAATCTATCTAGGGCTAGTAATACTAAGCAAGATAACCGATAAGAGGGAGAGAGAGGGCAAGAAATGAAAGAGCACTACTTTATAGTCAAGTGGAGCAAGGCAGAAGGGTGGGAGATAGATCCCGCAACGGAGGAAGTGCGCTTCCCTGACGGAACAGTATGGAACGGGAAGGAAGGAGTGGGAGAGTGGGAGCTTCCCTATCTAGGAGAGGGAAGGTTTAACGATAATAATGACCTAGTAGTAGAGGCTCTAGCTAACCTGCTTGATACCGCTAACACTAATGAGAGAGAGGGAAAGTAATGAAGGGCTACTTTGTGATAGATAAGCAACAGACAGGGTGGAAAGAGGGCTATCTTTGGAAGTCTATTAAAGAGATAGCCGACAGTATCCGCGATTATGATGACTATAAAGAGTTAGAGGTATCTAACCTAACTCACTCACAGGTCTGCGATCTATGGGACTTTGAGTATCACAGAATAACGCCAGCTAATTGCGAGAAGTATGGCGTTAGACCTAGCGAGTTAGAGCGAGAGGTAATCTTTACCTACAACACAGAGAGAGAGGGAGAGTAATGAATATAAACCTGATAGACCATAACGATACTGAGTGGGAGAGAACGATAGCGATTACCTATCAAGGCAAGAGTTATCTAATCAACTTATCTTGGGCAAGAGGCGAAGGGTATGAGATAAAGGGCTTCGATAAATTGCCTGAGAGCCTACGCAATAAATACGGAAGTGAATACGAAAGTGAATACGAGTTCGCTAGTGAATTAGATGAGGCTACCCATAACAAGGCATACAACAAGGAGGAAGTAAATGAAAACAACTGAACAGATTAAATATGAGATTAACTTTATTGAAAACGAGATAGTTAATAGAGATTTTACCTATCTAAAGATAGATGATCTCAATGCTTGGCTAGTAGCTTTACAATGGACACTAAAGGAGGAAGCTAATGCGTAAGATGAAATATAAGCTACCTAAAGGGGTAGAGCTGGAGATACTAGACTATGACGCGGAGCGCAAAGACCGCCAAGATAGCGCGTTCTATACTTGGGGAGATACTAGCGATGTAGCTCTCCTTACCTATGAAGGGCGAGAGTATCGCGTGGTATGTGTAGGAGAAATGCGTATCCTCTACAAGGGGGAGATAATTAGATACTGCGATGATCTAATAAGGGCAGGTATCAAGCGCGACAAAGACCTGAGCAAGATAGATGATAGCGGAGGAGAGTGGATAAATAACTCTTGGTTTGAGGTCTATGACTATGGCTCAGGTGAATATACAGGCGAGGTCTATCACGAGGTCAAAGACGCTATTGAAACAGTAGCTAATTGGATAGTAGATGAGGAGCTAGTCAATGCCTAAGACAAAGTATGAACCTGAAATAGATGACCTAATTAAGATAGAGGAGGAGAGTTCAATGCCTAAGTGGATAGTAATAACAGAGGTAGAGAGCGAGGTAGATCCTGCGGTGTTTAATTATGTTAATGGAACTACTCTAATCTCATCACAACTAAAGGAGGAAGCAAGTGAATAAAGAATACTATCAAGCTAAGGCAGACCTATGCCGAGACCTATTCATAAAGCAAGTATCTGATAATCAGATAGAGGAAGCGAGCAAGAACATACTTCGTATGGTATCTGCGCTCGGACAATTAGAGCACCTAAAAATAAAGGAGGAGAAGGGTAATGAAGCCAGTTAATTTCTATGAAGTGTTAGACCATAAGGGAGAAGTGGAGTGGGGTGGGGCGAGCGTAAGCGAGGCTATCACTTGGTTCAGGCGTGGCTTGGATAGGTCTATCTTGGTAAGTGTATGGGACGAGCAGAGCGAGGACGATTTCAAGCTCATCACAGATAAGATAGATATAACTGCCATAGTTTTGGCTACTATAACAAGCGAGAGGGAGAAGTCGTGATTAAAGCAAAGCTACCTAGAAAAGAATATACCCTCTCTGAAGATGACTTACTGCGTATGATGTCGGGGTATATATCTAGCAAGCGAGGGATAGGTGTTGCTCCCAAGTTTTGGTTTGATAGAGGAGATTACATATTGACCCTAGAAGTGGAGGAAAACAAGTGATATTTCTAGGCGTAATAGTGGCTACCATAATTGCCTACCTGCTCATAGTATGGGAGGATAAGCTCAATGAAAACGATAGATAAACGCAGAGCCTACTCTGAAAAGAGAGCAGTATGGCTACGCAACTACCAGAGGGCGAGAGCGAGGGCTCTAACACGCCTTGCTCAGCAGTATCCCGACCAATACAAGGAACTACTTGAGCAGGAGAGGTTAGCTGATGAGAGTATGGCAAAGACGTGGCTGGACATTACTGGCGCTACCAGTATTAGCTCTAGTCTTGGTGTTCTTACAGATAGAAACAACGACACACTTGGATCCGAGCAAGCCAACGGAAATGAGCAGAACGAAGGCAACTTGGGAGGAGAAGCGTGAGAACAGAAAACTGGCAAAGCAATACGCGTGGGTTGCGTTTGGTTGGAGAGGAAGAGAGTGGGAGTGCCTCCACTTTCTTTGGACCCGTGAGAGCAGGTTTGATCACCTCGCAACTAACCAGCAAGGAAGCTCAGCTTTCGGAATTGCTCAGCTCCTTGGAGAGAGAAGTAGAGAACCTGCGATCCAAATACTGCGAGGCTTACATTACATTGATAAGCGTTATGGAACACCTTGTAAAGCTAAACAGTTTGCTATTAAACACGGATACTACTAAACTAAAGGACAGCTAAGGGTTATTTATCCTTTCACTTAGCGTAAGAAGCCCCGCAGATCAAGAGTGCTAACTGCGGGGCTTTCTTATTTATCAGTTGAATAGAAGCCTGGTCCCCTGAAAGAGAGAGGGGGTGAGGACCAGACCCTATTCATTACTTTGCCGCAGTCAGTGCAGGAGGGCGCACTTTCTTTGGCGTGGATAGAACGCTCAACTGAAAGGGTAGTCAAGCAGTTCAAACATCTATATTCGTATCTCATCTTATCACAACAACTGCTGATGGAAATGGCGCAGAGTTCTTTTGATTACCAAACTTCAAGCGACCTTTAATAAACCTAACCTCGTGCTGAATACAGTAGCTATGCCACCAGTTAGTATCAGTTCTAGCAGGAACAAGGCATACAACAGTAGCTCCGTGCTTGGCTTCATCATTAGCCTTCTTCATCCACTCACCGATAGTCCTGCCATAGGGAGGGTTAAGCCATACAACACCACTACCAGAATCTAATGACCAGCAACAAGTAAAGGCATCTTGCCTAGTATTCTCAGGATGATCTGGCCCATACCAGTTATCAGGGACAAGGGTTGATGAGGCAAGTGCAGCAGCGTCAAGGGTAAAGTTAAACTCTTTCGCTAAGTTATTATAGAAATCTCTAGGTGTGCTCCAAGTATCATCATTAGATGTCTTGAAGGTATCAGTTTTATAAAAGCCTTCGGTCATAGCGGTAAGGCATAGTCTAGGTGTAGGAAGCCGACAAGTTTCATAATCTTTCTAGTATCAGCAAACTCAGTAGTGGTAGGCATCCACTTCTCAGACCAGCTTGGCTCTGGAACCCTTGATAAATCAAAGGCATAGATACCCTCTGGTGTGGAGTTAATGTAGTAAGGAGTCATACTTCCTGCTTGGTTGATAAGCCTGCGATACTTCTTCTGTTCTATTAGTAAATCTGGATAGTGTGTATGCCTACACTTGAGTTCAATGTATAGATTCTTTTCAATAGTAGTGCAGTCGAAATGGTCGAAAGTCCCTTCGGATTTCTCAAGGTCGGGGAAGTGTTTGTCTTTTAGATAATCGAAGAGCTCGGCTTCTATCAAGATAAGAACCGCCATATCTGTCTGCCTAAATACTTTGTATAAGCAGGAGGTATGGCCTCAACTAACTCTCCCCAAATCATCCAGTCAATTCCCATAGCAACACGAGCTTGCTCTATAGACTCAGCAGTTTTACCACCTTTAGGTATCTCATCCTTCATAGATCCATAGATACCGACAGGTCTGCCTTGTTTTTTATGGTCGCATATAGATCCAACGATAGGTAGATTAGATTCAAATAGCCTGTGTCTTCTAACCCTCAACCCAAAAGATGAGCCACATAATTGAATAGGATTGATAAGAGGTGCGCCAGGAACATTCTCTATTACATACGGAACACCAGATTCTTTAAGTAATTTACGGGTTGGCTCCAGTAAATCTACCTTATCTGTTGATTTACCTTGAGCGTTTCGTAAGTTCTTTGTGATGCTAAAAGTCTGGCAAGGTGGAGATGCGTGGATAAAATCATATCCTCGTAGCATATCTACATCTAATGTATTAAAATCTAATTTATGATAGGTAAAAGGATAACGTTTGCCGTGCTTAATATCTATACCTTCAACGTCAAATCCTGCTTGGTGATAACCTGTTGAAGCACCACCAGCACCACAAAAAATATCAAGTAATCTCATTGGTATGGACTCTCCCCACCTAAGTTATTCTGCAACTTACGCAAAGAGCTCTGACATCTACGATCAGCAGTAGATACAGCGCAACCTAGATACTCTGCCATAGCCTCAAGAGTGAGGCTCTCGTGGTATCTCTTGATAAGAATATCTTTATCTGTTATCTCTAGCTTTAGATAAGCCTTCTTTATATCTATCAGGGTAGCAAGTAGGTTGCCACCTTCTGCTGGAGCTGACTGCTTACGTGGCTGACCATCGTTAATGAGGTTCTGTGCCTGCTCTAAGACTGTATTATCTATTACTGAGGCAATTACGTGAGGCAGTAGCTGGGCTATCACTGCTGAGTCATAGAAGGCTTCATCGCCTATGCGATAGCCTGACTTAGCTGCCTTCTCCTTGCGAGCATAGCGCTCACAGTGGCGCTTCATCTGCCAAGCAATACGCTTCTCATTGATTACCTTTTGGATAGGATTAGTTTCATTTAACAGTCCATCTAGATGTTCTACTCTTGTTAGATACCAGGCGTAGCACTCCTGCTTTACATCATCTCTATCTACATAGTTGCGAAACCTACGACAGATAGTATTGGCTACGCTTGGAGCTATATCAAGAATAACTGGGTGGATATCAGTCATTCTTACCTCTAACAATATCAACTGCGCTATCCACAATCATACAAGGAATACAGTTATCTTTGCGACAAGTGTTTTCCCTGTCATCGTGGTATAAACCCTCAATCTCTTTGGCTATCTTCTCTCTTATCTCTGCTTCCATTCTCACAAAGATAAAGTCTAGATACTTGGTAGATTCGTCAGTCATTAGGTATCTCAGGCCACTTATTCTCAAGGACTAGAATTGCAATAGCGGAATAGTTCAGTAAATCTATGAAGGAATCTCGTAAGGATTCGTTGCTTGGTGCAACTCGTGAATCAACGAGATGATTGATCCTGGCAATTTTATCGTGCATCCGTACTCGCAGTCCGTTGAGTGCTCCACCTGGACTGTGAGCAATATTTTTTGGCCCGTAATCTTTATGTTTACGGATGAGTAGATTCCCTGCCCCATCTAAAACTCTCCACACATTAGCAACGAACTCCGAATCTAATCTCTTGTCGGAATTGGCTTGACTGTAATCGTACCATTCTTGAAGTCTATGGAGACTATTACCATCCCCAATTCCTTCAGATACTCTGCCATCTGTGTCAATTCCTTCTTTGTAGTCACTCACTTAACTCCTCCTACTAGGTTGGCTGTTGCTTCTTGTCCATTCACCAGATAGAAGTCTGTTATGTCCATACCTGGTGGTAATTGTACGATTTGTGAGTTGATTAACTCACCTGCGACACGCCTAGAGAACTCAGCTCCAGGGTTAGTCCCATCTTCTTTAACATCATTATCTCCGATTACATAAACCATATCAAAACCATTGAATAACTTTGAATAATAAGGCTTCCAAGCAGCAACACCAGGCACTCCTACTGCTGGCACTTGGCAGTTAGCCTCCATAACTATCGCATCAAACTCACCCTCACATACAACTACCCTGCTGGTATTAGACATAGTTGAAATGACATTAAACAGGTGCGACTTCTGACCAGTAGGTGCTCCATACTTAGGCTTACCATCATCTAATCTTCTAAACTTAAAGCCAACACAGATATCTAAAGCAGTGAAGTAAGGTATAGATATCCAACCTTGATAGCCTTGATGTCCCTCTATCGGATCTGTGATAGAACCAAGACGATACCTAGCTGCTACCTCCTCAGATATTCCACGTCCTTCTAGATATTGCAGAGCTTCTGGGCTTATCTCCTGTGCGTAGTGATGAGCCGCTTCCTCCAATAATTTCGCCTGCCCTTGCGAGAGCATCTTTGAACCCCACATTCTCTAGTTCCATAATTACATTAACAGCGTTGCCACCCTTGCCACAGGTATGACAGAAATACAAATTGTTATAGGTGTCAATGACTGCGCTCTTGCGAGCATCATCGTGCATACAACAACGTACAGATATGTTGCGACCTTCTTTTACTTCTCCTCCGAAGTGTCTAATTACATCTGCTATGGAGACTGTGTTTGCATCAGAGTCGCCTTTTGACCTTTTCTTACGACCCACCCTGGACCAGTCTTGTGTTGGCAAGCGCAGTCTCCTTTACAGTATCCGTGCATCTCTTCAGCCTTATCATACTGGCCTCGTGAGTTAAACTCACCAGCCACCTTGCAGTCTGCACACATCATTCTTGTTCTTTTTCCTCTACTTCAGTTGGTTCATCTGGTATCTGTACATCTTCAAGTTCTTTCTGTACTTCTGGTGTAGTAAATATCTCACTACTTGTTATCTGTCCTTGTGGTACTGGCATTTGTCCTACCCATTTCTCTAGTGTTTGTATTACCCAAGCATCTTCTATGCTACCTCTGCGCCTCTTAACTATAACGAAGGCGGGAGGCTCAACCACAAGACCCCGCGCCTTCGCATAGTTGGCTGCCTCAGTCTGAGCTTCTGCCCAGAACTGCGGAAGATCTAATGACTTTCTATTCTTACATTCCAGAATATAGGTCTGACCTGCGATTATGGTGACAATATCACCTTCGTCATTGGCTCCAGCTTTGGCAAGTCTTTCAGCAAAGTGGCCTAGTTTGCGTAGATACTTCATAACATCTGTCTCAAACTTAGAACCCTTAGCCTTATTGTAACTAGACATAGTTGCTCACATTAGAATTACGGATTGCTCTACCATAAGAATCAGAGTCAGATATCTGGCAGGTAGCAAAGTTCACAAAGAGCCCTACATAATCCTTACCATCTGCTTGATGCTTTCCAAAACGATTCTTTACTGGTGCAACTCTTAAAGTATTTTCTATTGGGCTATAGCCAAGAGTAAGTATCATCGCAGGTAACTGACTTACCTTTCCGTGAATAGCACGGCGAGCTGAAGGTTCAGTTGGATTACCATACTCACTCTGTTCTGATACGTGATGCAGTACTAACACACAGGCTTCAGTCTTCCTAGACATATCGTGCAACTCAACCATAATTTGGCGCAGTCCTGCCCATTCATTATCAGATTCAGCAACAACATTCATTAAGTTATCTATTACGATCAGCTCTGGAGCTAACCCATATAGTTCTATGTAGGCTTTGATTTCCATTTCTATATCATCAAGATTAGGACTGGAGTCAAAGACCCATTGTATATGCGACATACTCTCCAAGTACTTATCATAGTAACGAGGATTATCAGTAATCATTTTCTCAACTGTCTGCTGAGTATGACCTGCTGTATGTGCAGATGCTCGCATCATTACTGTAGCGGTATCAGTATCTGCTGAGAAGAATAAAGTAGGAACCTTTGCCTGAATGGTATAGACCAGAGCGAACATAGACTTACCAGCATTGGGCGCAGCAGCGACCATACATACTTGGCCTCGTCTAAACTTTATATCTTTCTTCTCTAGATCTTTCCATACTGTAGGTAGGGGTTGTGCTGTAGTACGAGAAGACTTCCAAGCTCTATCTAGTCTAAGCATTATGCCCCTCCCTTGGCAGTATTACATTTCTTTTTCTTCTAGCTTCCTTTAGGTCAGCCCCTGTGAGGCCACCCCAGATACCAAATCTTTCGTTCTGTATACCCCATTCAGCGCATTCGGTTTTATGGACACATCTTCCACAGATAGTTTTTGCAAAACTTGTATGGTAACGAGAACTACTGTCTGTTCCAGTAACCTCTGGGAACCAATGGTCTCCTCCGACTTGTGCACATAGCGGAGCCTCGTATTCACGCGGCTCTCGCATTGTGTTACGCCCAAATCGTTGCCGCTTGTTGGTCCTTTGGAACTTTAGCACCAGTCCACTTAGGACCAGTAGCAGGATCAAACCAACCCTTGTATGGCTTGCCAGTTGCTTGTGCCTTACCGTGCTTTAGAACCATCTTTCCACGAGAGCACTCTGGTGCGCTTGGGTGGTTGTATACCCAGATGTTGCCATACTTATCGTTGACAGTTTCTTCTCCGCCAGCAGATGGTGCTGATGCTACTGCTGGTGCAGAATTGTAAACGGGAGCAGCAGGTGCAGCGCCTGCATACGCTTGACTTGTGCTGATAATAAGGGCAGAAAAGTCAGAAGCTGCTGTTAGCAACCCTTCCAATTCCTCCTTACTTGTAGCATAAAGGTTAATTAGAGTTCCATCTGGTGTCTTGAAATTGACTTGGAACTTTGTTGATTCTGGTGCAGCCACTTTACTTACCTCCATTATGTTTAATTGAAAGGCGCAGACTATCCTTGCCTTTTAGAGTTGGTACGAATCCAAGAATCTCTTGGACTTTTTCTTTATCTACTTGCTTAGGTCCAGCTACCTCTGTCCATCTAACTTCAACACCTGTAGCTGTAACCCCAACAACACCAGTCAGCGCTTCTTTAATTGCATCCTTCTGAGTTGTTAATTCTTTTATCTTGTTATCTATCTGTAGATATTCCAAAGCCTGATTACTTGCCTCATCATTATCAATGAGTGGTAGTTCAGTCTTTGTACGTTCTTTTTTTAGACCAACGCATCCAATCTCACCAGATGCGTCAAAGTATTTACAATAGAACTTGCAGTAGCTCTCATCCTTTTCAGGTTCAGGAGCAACCTCACTGGTCTTAATAGCCTCTAACCAAGAGAGGGCTTCGAGCGCAACAGCAGGGTCATACTTCTCCGTATGGACCTTGACATCGCGCTCGTCACCATCTCGCGGTATTGCTACCAGATGAACATTAGTAACCTTCCCC